AATACTAAATCTGCTTTGGCCCAGGCAAAAAAAAGAGGAGTTGTTTTAGGTAATACTAAAAACTTAAAACAAGCTGCAAAAAAAGGTAATGATAAAAAGAAATTGTTAGCTAATGAAAAAGCAAAATTAATTAACAACATAGTTATTGAACTTAAAAAGTATGGAGTAACTACATTATCTGAAATAGCTAAAGCTCTAAATGCAAGAGGAATTCCTACAGTTAGAAATGGTGTGTGGCATCCATCAACTGTAAAGAATTATATGGACAGATGTTCTTCAAATGTTCATTAGAAATATAAACAATAAGTGTCTAAAAGATAAACTATACAAGGTCATTTGGACACCAATTAACAAAGGAGTAAAAATGATAGAGTTAATAAAAAAGTATAAAGAACAAATTACGTTTGTTGCAGAATGTGTAACTTTTATTTTATTTTTAATAGCAATGTACTTTGCTGTCTTAGTAATGTGTGCGTTGAGTGATAACTGTGCATCCTACTATGGAATGATGGGAGGTCTGTAATGAAACTCACATCATATGCAAGAAGAGAAATAGGATCTAGTAGTCTACCAAGTGTAGTTTTAACTGAGAAAGGTTTTATAGGTTTCAACTCTCCGAATGAGGAGTTGGATAAAGCACAAGATGCTTTGCAAGGAAAGGAGGCTAAGAATGACTTAGCTAATAATCCTAAAGTGTTGGCTGGTACAGTATTAGAACCGGCCATCTTTCAACTATTCCAAGATCAAATCAGAAGTATAGCTGGGGAACTCCCTCTTGAGTTTGGCATACCTAATGAGGCTTACTTCCATGATGTTGATGGAGGAAAGATTGGTAGCAGCCTGGATGGTATTATAAATATCAAAGGTCTTTTAAACTTAACTGACTACTTAGGCACCTCCCACAGCCTAAGTGGATTGGGTGTGGTTGAGATTAAAAATTATTCTGGTGCTGCTACTGATCCTGTATCTGAAATTTATAAGATGCAAGTTGAGGCTCAGATGCTTACAACTAAATATCAGTATGCAATATTAGTAAGACTTTGTAGAGGCTGGGAGCTGCAATGGTTTGTATTTAAACCTAATAAAGAAATGCAAACTAAACTTATAGATGCTGCAACAGAATTCTTTTACAGATTAGATGGTGTCATGGAAGGTAAAAACCTTTGGTACAAAATGGGATCTAGTAAAGAGGCATCTAAATTTATTAAAGGTAATGGATCTAAAGAAGTTGTAGATCTATCAACTAACAATGAATTACCACAACTCATTGATGATTATCAAGCTGCTAAAAAAACTATCTCAGCTGGTAAGAAAATAGAGGATGAGGTTTCTATAAGGATCAAAGAAATATTAGGCGCTAATGAACTAGCTGTTTGTAATGGTTATGAAATAAAACATACAACAACTAAGAGAGTTAAAACTAAAACCATCCAACTTAAAGATGAACCACCTACAGTATCCAGGAGGCTAACTCTAAAAGAAATAAATGGATGATCCAAAAACAATATTTCAAATCAATGCATATGTACTTGCTAAAAAAGAGGCAGCCAGGCTGTTTAGAAATAAGATATTCGATAAGACCGGCCTGGACCTCGAGCAAGAATTTTATGAAGAGATCGTTGACTACGTTGCAATGGCAGCTGTTGAAGGTCTTAAAATACAACATGAAATATTTACAATTAACGTAATAAAAACAGGAGGAAACCAAACTCATGAACCAGGAGAAGAAGATGATGACGAAACAAAACACTAAAAATATAAAAGATGCATTAAGTAAATTTCAAGAAGAGGCTAACGTAGCTAAGAAGGATAAGAAAAATCCTTACTTCAAATCTACTTATGCTGGATTAGAAGATGTAATTGCAGCTGCTAATCAAGGGGCCAAGTATGGTTTATCTTTTACACAAACTATTGATTATGAAAAACAACTCATTGATGGTGTGATTGATACTACAATGTATGTAACTACTGTACTCATGCATAATGAAAGTGATGAGGTAATTAAATCTAGATATTTAATTGTACCAAAAAATAATAATTATGCAGATAGCCAGGCTCTTGGATCGGCTATAACCTATGCTAAGAGATACTCTCTCCAGGCTATCTATGGATTACCTAGTGAGGATGATGATGGCAATGCTACGCAAGTAGATAAATCTAAAGTTGATGATCTTATCAAATGGAAAGAGTACGCAAGAACTCAAGTAAGAGGGATGCAAGGTATAGCAAAAGATAAAGACATGGATAAAGAAAAGAAATTAGCCATGCTTGAGGAGCAAGAAAGCAATCAATTAAACTCCTGGAATAATCTTAAAGTAGTTGATGAGGCTACCTATGATTTGATGATGAAACAATTTGCGAAAATTAAAAAGGAGTTAGTCAATGTCTAATCTTATGATTACAAAGAAACAACTTAAACTTTTTAAATTTATAAAAGGTTATGTAGAAAAGGAAGAGGTACCTCCAACTGTGAGAGAGTGTGCATCACATATGGAGTGTGTTCATTCTAATGTACATCGTATGCTGCGTTTACTTGAGAGAGATAATCTTATTAAAGTATATCCAGCTAAACCTAGAGGTATAGAAATATTACAATGAAGATCTTTAAGAGTAGGTTCAGTAAAGAATTTATAAAAGGTTTGATTGAGGCATTCAATGGAACTGAAGATGTTATTGTTCTAACTATACCAGAGCAAGACGAACCTCATGTTGATCAGTATCAAAAATTTTATACAGCTGGTTCAGCAGAGCTTTCTAAAATAGAACACAATCCATTGTTTCCACAAAATGTAGAAGTAAGACCTTATGAAGAGTTATGGATTGATACACACAGAGATAAGATCGAACATCTTTTGTTAAAAAAACTAAAAGAAGATCCGAGTGGCAACTAAATAATTGTGAAACTTTTTGTTTTAATTTTATACCTGGGTGTTGGATCTGAATTGTACATGATGCATCCTGTCCAGGTTACAGAAGAGCAATGCAATGATCCACATGAACAAAATTTATTTGAACATCGAGTAATAAAAGATGGTGATGCAGAGCTAGATAGATTTTTTTATTATGATTATGTAGTCTTTGGCAGCTATTGTGCTGGATTAATAGGCTCAGTAGAGAACATACCGAACACTTTAGCTTTAAATTGAATATAAAGCCTATACAGAGGGTTTAGTATTTATACATCCAATCACACAGGCTACCCCTTTAAACTTAATCTGTGAGCCTCTCTGATGGCCTTTTGACTTCGTTTATCGAAAACTTCTATCGGATAACAGTTTCTATCCCCAAATCCGAACTCATTGTTTTTTGTTTGATAAGATGCAAACGTTCTTACATATTCTCTACCATCATCCACAAAGATGTCATAGACATATGCCTCTGTAATTATTTCACCTACAATATCTAACCAGGTTAATTTCTTAAAAAAATATTTTGTATTATTTATGGTAACTGATTTCATCTAGACAATCTTACCATCCCATCTGTTATCTTTATTTAATCTCATGATGTATAGTTTAGGTTGACCATTAATGACAGCTCCTGTTCCAATAACAAATCTCATTTTAAAATTACGAGCATACTCAAATGCTAATGAAGATTGTTTTGTTAAGCAACCAACTTGCATAGACCATATTAATGAAGAGGGATTACTAAAATATTGTATGTTCATCTTGCTGTGGAAGTGGCCCTGGATTGTGTGAAGGCCATATTGCATAGCAAGTTTTAATCCATCAGCTGCCATACCATGTGTAGCAAATGCTTTAGTACCATCTGATAATGGGATTGTGATATCATCTACCCATTCCCATCCTGGTCCTACTTCTAAAAAACTATTATAAGATTTTAAATAAGCTCTTGGCATCCCATGTTTCAATGCTCTTCTATAGATTAATGATGAGTGATTAGAATGCAGTAGTGTCATTTCTGGAAAAATTTTTTCTAATTTATGTAGTTTCTTTTTAGTAGCAATAAGCTCATCACCAGCTGACATAAGATCTGGATCACTATCATGCATTGACAGGGCATGGGCATCTGCCTCGTCACCAGCTCCCAGCACAAAGTCCGGCTTAATTTTTTTCTTTAATGCTTTTAAAAATGCAAACGCATCTGGGTGTTCCCAAGGACAATGGAGATCTGAAATAACGAGAACACGAGAATAACCTTTAGCCATAAAATTCTTCTTGGACCCATTCTTTAACATTGAACCCAGGGCAATGTGGTTTTTTAGGTTCAACATCAGAGTGTCCAATAATTTCTAAATCATCGTACATACTGTTAAGAGTGTTTATTAAATTATGTAATCCAAAAAATTGATCTTCTGTAAAATTATCACCTCTACCCACTAGGCATATGCCTACTGAATTAGAATTGACAGCTCTTGCATGAGCAGCTTGTACCTTAACATCTCTGCCTGGTTCTATCTTACCATCTCTTTTAATAATATAATGATAACCAACATCATCCCAGCCTCTCTCTTCAACATGCCACTTACGAATTGTTTCTACACCAATGTCCATATCAGCTGGAGTATCAGCACAATGTATTACAATGTATTTAGTTTCTTTTCTTTCTATCATTTTACTTCCCTTATTATTTTGTTGATATGTAAAGATTTATCTACTTCTAATATTTCTAATTCTACTTCAGCCTGGATACATTTAAATGTAAGTTTACCATTGGTGTTGCGAGTAGCCTCTCTTCGTAATTTCATACAACTAGATAGATTGTCGGTGTACATAAACTCTTCTGATGTCCTCCAATCACTAGGATCTCCTTGAGAGTTAAACATTAACAATGCAAATACTATAGCTATGCTAGTCATCAATGTGTTCCATTTCTAAGTTTATCAATTATTATTTCTGACTTCTCTAATCTGTCCTCTAAGAACTCTACCTTTAGTCTAAGTTTATTTATCTCTGGCATTTCTTCCTCTACACTTTCCTTTAGTTTCTCCTGGTTGCTGCTGATAAATTCTACCAACATGAACAACTCATTTATTTGTGGAGATACCATGTTGCCTTTTGGTACACCCACAATAAACTCATTAGCTTTCTGTAAATCATTGAGCATTAATTTTTGTTCTGTTTCAATTATGTTTAATCTTTCAACAACAGTAAATGCGAACCAGGCTCCGACCAGACATGCCGATACTATAGATAAAAGGTTCTTCATAGGCATGGATACCGGTGTCTTATCTGAGAGATCTAATCGTTTCACTTTTTGTCGCTAATTTTTTTTAACTTGTCGAAGGATCTGGCCCCAGTCAATCCTAGGAGGCTAAATAAAACAGTCATGAGAGTAGAACTATCCAGGGTAGGTAGGTCTATTGTTGTACCTCTCATAGCACAGATCCAATTTGTAATTGGTATAACTAAGAACTGGAACATGAAAGCAAACACACACACCCATGCAAGACAGGGCCTCCACAATCGCTGTATCCAAGACAAAGCTCCGGTAGCCTGGGCATCAGCTCTATTTATTTTTGCTTGTTCCTTGTCTACATCGACAAGAGCTTTCATTAATTCTTTTTCTAAATCTGCTTTATGTTTTGCAACTTTGTTTTTATCTGGAACTAGGTCCACAGCTTTATTTAATATAGGGAGTAGGGCAGACAATCCTTGTATCATATTTGTTTTCCTTTCAATTTAATTAACTCATAATTAACACAATGAAATTGTAAACCTTGTCCTGGTTGTTTATTTATTTCATCACGAAATTCGTCAGCTACTATGTAAGAAAATTCATTGCACGATTGATAGCTACTAAACTTTATGTCACTAGCAATTCTAACACATTGCAAACTGTTAGGATCATTAACATGAGTTAATAAACATAAGGTTCCAACTAACATCCAATACATTAAATAATCTTTCCAATCTTTAAACCTCCAATTATTATAGAAATTATAGCTCCAATATAGAAGATCACTTTAAGACCACCTCGGCCCATAGCTACTTGCTGCTTTAATTCTACAATATCCTTAGTGTTTTGATCGAGATCTTTATGGATGTGATCTAACTTTTCGTTAATGTGTTTTAAGGTTACACTTTGTACTGTGGCTTTTTTTGAAACTCTTCCCATAGTATTAACTGAAAGAACCCCACTTACTTGTTAAATAACTTTCAACAGTTTGAACATCAGTATCGCTTAATTCAGTATCCCACAATATCCACTCTGCTGCTTTGACACTTGTTGATAAATTACTCTCACCAACTCTTTGGCCCCACCATCCAGCTTGATCATCATTAGCTCCACTTGGCTCACTTGCTCCATGACTAAATTTAAATGCTACAGTTAAATTACTACCGGTGCTACTAGCATTAGTATTATTGCCATTAACTCTTATGGTTGTACCATCAAGTGTGCTATTACTTCTTGCTACTAACATTCTTAATCCTGTTGTAGTAGACGCAACATTTATAGGGCTGTTGCCAGATAAACTAAATCTTCTATCTCTACCAAAACCATAAATCAGATCCACCTCACTACCATTACCCTGGCCACTCTCACCAAAACCCATGTATTGACCAGCTACGTTGTTACCGGTACCCATAAATTGTGTAAACTGGCTTGTAGTAGGATGGCTCATTACAAGAACCCAAGTGTAAGAATTAAATGTTGTGCCAACATTATCATAACCCCACATTCCACTTCCAGTACCTGGAATATTAATTAAAGTTTTACCAGAGATAGTTGATGTATCTTGTGTTGGACTTACACCACTAGAAAATTTTCTAAATTGAACATTACTTCCATTCACTCTACTATTCCATTGTGTAACTGTACTTCCAGATAAAGTTTGTGTATTTGTTGCATTAGCATCAAACCACATTCTTAAACTATTTGATTGTATAGCACCTACAACATTATTACCTACAACATAGCTGAATGCTCTATCTGCTGTCTTACCATTTGCTGTTGCTCTTGCAGTAAATGAAATTGTTGTATCTGAACTTACATCTGTTGGATCTCCAGATATTGTGCCATCTGAATTTAAAGTTAAACCAGAACCGGAAACATTACTTCCTCCTGTTTCTGCAAACGTAACAGCATCACCATCTGGATCTGATGCAGCAATAGTAAAGTGTGTTCCAGTTGCATCTTCTTCTACTGTTCCTAAACTACCAGCAGCAGTAGTGAATGCTGGAGAATTATCTACATTTATTTGATCAGCTAATAACCCAACATTATTAGAGTTTGTATTTGTAACTTGTATATCATAAGGTTCTTTAGCATTTGCGAAAGATGACTTTGCAATAACAGCTGTAATTGAAGTAGCTGAATTAACTGTTACTGAACTTGCTGTAATTTCTGATGCGTCATTAGCTATAAATTTTACAGTAGCTCCAGCAGTTGAAAAATTTGTACCGGTTATTGTAAAAGTTTCGTTACCACCAGCAGCACTTTCTACATTAGTAGGACTTACAGATGAAATAGTTGGTGATGGAGCTATCGTAACAAATGAACTTGCATCTCTACCTTCAAATAATCCTGTAGTAGTATTAAATCTCCATTGCCCTTGAGTAGAACCTCGTTGTGCTGTTGTACCACTAGCAATTTTTGTACCTTCAGTACCAGTATCGCTGATGTTTTCAAATGACACATCAAGATTAGAACCAGCTATCTTGCCATTTGATGTCGATAATAATTTTGATAGATCCCTAGCTTTAGTCATTTGTTATTTCTACCCATCCTTTCATGTTATCACTTTGATATAATTCTTCATCCCATTTATAATGTCCTGTTGGTTTTGTTATAGGAGGTTCCCACAAACAAGTTGTTTCATTAAGTGTCCAAGATGTAAAAGGTTGAGGTGCTATAAAGGCATCTTTATCTTTATCGTAAGTGTATCCTAAACCAGCATAATTTTTTCTTAAAGATTTTGATTGATCATTACTTGGTGTATTTGTGTTAGGCTGATAATGAATTCCACCTCTTGTATTATAAGAAGTTTGTATCCATTCTCCTGGAGTATCATCAACAAATGTATCAAAAAATTCTTTTTCAGCTACGATAACATTTATCACTTTACCATCTAATACTTTTGCATAATGAGCCATTATTTATTCTCCTTAAATTGTTGTTGTATCATACCTTACGATTACTATTCCAGATCCACCTTGACCACCAGTAGTTGAACCAGATCCTCCAGCTCCACCTCCACCAGAGCCTGTGTTAGTTGTACCAGCTTGTCCATTTGATCCACCATTAGCACCACCATTTCCTCCACCACCAGAGCCACCACTACCAGCAGCAAGGCCTTGGTCTGAAGTAAAACCTCCACCTCCTCCACCAGCTCTAGTTACAGAAGATCCTGTAATATTATTTACTAAACCATTTCCACCATTACCACTACTTGAGGATGTTGCATTTGCTCCAGCAGAACCAGCACCACCTCCACCACCTTGTGAGTAGTGAGGTCCAGATACACCATCACCTCCATCAAATCCTTGTCCAGATGTACCAGAACCACCAGTACCACTATAAAATGCACCACCACCAGAACCACCATTTCCTCCACCAGTTGGGGAAGATGCCTCACCAGAACCAAAACCACCTCCTGTAGAAGTGATACTATCAAAAACTGAACTACCTCCTTGACCTCCGGATTTTGTGTTATTAGCAATACCTCCAGCACCACCTCCACCAACAGTTACAGTTTTGTTTCCTGTCGATAATGTTAAAGCACTTTCAGTAGAAGAGTTTCTCCCAGAAGTTTGACTAGTAGCAGAAGTACGATACCCTCCGGCTCCTCCACCTCCACCATAGTCGCCCCCACCTCCACCACCTCCAGCAATAACTAAATATTGTACTGAAAGATTTGCAACAGTATTACCAAATGTTCCAGAAGATGTGAAAGTGTGTATTCTAAAATTACCAGAATTAGTAATAGATCCACCAGTAGGAAAGGCTATAGCATTTACATTTGCTGTATTACTGATACCACCATCTGCATTTGTAACTTTTATAGTAACAGCATTACCATTTGTAACATTATTATAAACAGCTGCTGGAACAGCAACTGTAGCAGAAGTATTTGAAGATGCAGTAACTGTAACATTTTCATTAATGCTATCAGATGTTTGTACAAAATTAACAATAAGTGATCCTGTTAAAAATCCTGTTCCTGTTAATGTAAGATTTCCAGCATCACCAACAATAATTTTTCCACTAATACTACTTAATGTTGGAACAGTAGAATTTATTTTAATCCAATTAGTACCATCAGAATAATATACGACATTGTCATCTGTATCATATCTAATAGCACCTTCATTAGCAGATGCTGGTGTTACTTGTTGTGAAGTTGTTCCTCTAGGTAAATTAAGGTGTGTAGTGTTAGCAGATAAATCTATTGTGTTACCATTACCATCTAAGTTACCACCTAACTGTGGAGATGTGTCTGCTACTAAATTTGTATTAACTGTACCCCAGGAACTATTGGTTCCATCAGTAGTTAAGAATTTACCAGCATTACTAGATTGTGAAGGAGTAATCTCATCGAAACTTTTTGGTACAAAGTTTGTTCCATCGTATCTTAATAAATCATTAGTTGCTAAACCAGTTGTGTTAACATTACCTAAATCTCCAACATCGGAATTTAATAATTCAAACGTTCCATAGGCAATCACTTCTAAAATATCATTGGCAGCAGCGCCAGAATTTAGGACAATGCTTGTGCCATTAGTTGCTACATAATCATTAGATCCACCAGAAACAAGTTTAATACCATTCAAAAAAATATCTACAAATCCGGCATCGTATGCCAAGGTATTTGAGTTATCATCCGAGCCAGTAAATGTTGTTTGATTAGAAGTTGCTGTATATGTAAAACGATTTGCTGTGCCATTAACAGCAGACGCAGCTGTAACAAATCCAGATGCTGAGTAGACTTTCATAACCGAATTCGTGGTATCGAACCAGAGATCTCCGATATCCAAACTTGTTGTTGGAGCATTTGCAGAGATACGATAAGTATTGGCAAAATTATTTACATCAGAAATATTTGATGCAACAGTATTTACGTTGCTTATAGATCCGGCTAATGAATTAATATTACTTATAGATCCAGCAGTAGTTGCAATATTTCCAACAACACCACTTGCTCCTAAAGTTGCCATATTGTTTACGTTAGCTGTTGTTGCTAATAAATTCATATCAGTAACAATGTCTGAAGTTGCAAGGGTATTTAAATCTGCAATAAAATCTGAACTAGCAAGTTGAGCCATATCAGCAATAACATCTGACGTAGCAAGTAAAGCCATGTCAGCAACTACATCACTCGTGCCTAATAATGCCATATCAGCAACAACATCTGAAGTACCAAGTAATCCTATTTCAGTAACTTTACCAGCCACAGCATTAATATTGCTTGAGTTAGAATTGACAGCATTAATATTTGTAGCATTTGAATTGACAGCTGAAACAGCAGCAGAAATACTATTCACTCCAGTTATTGCAGAGCTTATACCAGCAAGGGTATTCATGTTAGTTACATTTTGAGAAGTAGCCAAAGTATTCATGTCGCTTACTACATCTGAAGTACCAAGGGTATTCATATCTGCAACAACATCGGCAGTAGCTAAAGTATTCATATCAGCCACTACGTCAGCAGTACCCAGGGTATTCATATCTGCTACAGCATCAGCAGTACCTAATCTTCCAATTTCAGTTGTCTTAGCAGCAAGAGCTTGAACTTCTGTACTGATTGTTGAAAGTGTAGTTAATCCAGCAGTTGTTGGTCCTAAAATTAAAGAAGTACCATTGCTATCATAAGCTATAACTTTATCTGCGTTGTTAGATGCAGTTGCATCATAAGGAAAATTTAAAGGACCAGAAGTACCAGTACCAGTTACAGTACGAGGAGTAGATGATTTTAATTGAATACTACGATCTGTAATTTCTTTTAATTGTTGTTGTCTAATAACGACATTATCAAAATCAGTTTCAAGAGCTGCTGGTGTAATAACTTGGCCTGTACTAAATACTGATGTTCTAGATAATGGTTGATCACCAATAATAGTAATACGATCATTTTCTGCTGGAGTATAATTAGTACCTCCAGATCCAGAGTTATCTATAAAAGTTATAGATCCTGTTCCATCTGTATTAAGAGTAGCAGAATATTGTGTAGATAGAGTAAGCTCTGTATCATTTTGAAATACTAATAACTCAGATGTGGCATTAACCTGGAAATTAAAAGTATAAGGACCAGCTCTATTACTAGATCCTACGATAGATTGTACTCTTCTGTTTGTATCGTTTACACTAAATGTTGCCATATATAATACCTAATCTTGTGTTATCGTTTTGTATAGTTGAACAAAAAAAAACCACCTTAAAAATCTCCTCTCGCTGGTGATTTACCATACAAGTCAATGTAATTATTTCTCTTATCAATTCTGCCCTGTATCTCTTTTTTTATTTCCATTTGTGCCTCTGTTAAATACATACTTCTAATATTAGCAATCTGATCTTTTTGTCCTTTAAGTGTATTTGTTTTAAAACTTTTAGACATTTGTGAATTGCCTGTAATTAATTCTTTATAATAGTCTAATAAATTACCTTTACCTTTACCACCAGGTATAGCCAATTCTTTAGTGTTCATTAATATTATCATTTTATTATATTGAGTAGCAGTTAGGGGAATTCCTTCTATAGTTTTTGGTGGCATTCTAAAACCACCTCCATTTAAATTTACTCTAAAATATTCATCAACAACATTATACTTACTTTCTTTTATTCTAAATGGTGTCCAATATTGCCAACTAATTTCTGCACTACCAATACTAACTTCTTCACCCCAATGACTTAATTGAGGTTGAACATCATCACTAAACAATGGATTTCTAGATCTCCATTTTTGTACAGCCTCTCTCCATCCTAATAAAAACATTCCTCCAGTAGTATCTTCAGCCATAACATTAGATGAAGTAGGGTCCATATATCTTTCGTATGTAGCGACCATACTTTCTGGAGCTAATCCAAAAGTTAATGCTTGTTGAGTTACATTAATTGCATAACCACCAACTTGTTTTCCTAATATTTGTTTTGCTCTTGCAATTCTTTGATCAAAACTTTCATAGTCTGCTCCCCACAATTCTGATACTTCTGCAACAGCCTGGAGCATTGGCATTTGATCCATGTAATTATAAAGAGCTGAACCACCATGCATCATTACATTTGTTAAATCATCTACTATCCCTTCTGAGTTTGGAGAATGATTAGCCATCCATGCATAGTCAGCAGATATAGCTAACAATCCAGATAAAGGTTCAAATCTTGAGTAACCTATACTTGTGTATTTTTTTGTTTCTGGATTATAAAATGCAATAGAGTAAGGTTCTATTCCTTGTGCTTTCCATGTTTCTCTACCTTCTTGATCAAATGGAGCTTTACCAGTTATAACAATATCTTGGTTCCATCCACCACTTGCCTTATCAGCAAAGTATGCAATTAAAGAAGTACCTAATACAAATTTACCTAATGCTGCATCTGACTTAGCACCACCAGCTGTCATATCTCTCCAGAACGATGGCATAGTTACAGCTAATGGAGATCTCTTACCAAGCTCTAACATTATGTTAGTTGGTGTTTTATAAAATGGTATCCAGATCTTAGCAAGAGGACTAGACATTGTACCTTGCATATTACCTAAAAAGCCATCTAATTCTTGTTGAAAAGTTAACTCTGTAGCTTTGTCTTTAGCAGCTTGAACAATAGCCGGAGGAGGGTTACTCATAAATAATGCAGCTGCTCTTGATGCCTCTTCTTTACTTCCTGTTTCAGAAAATATTTTCATACCATGTCTATAGGCTTGAGAGTGTAACTCTGCTCTGTATGCTAGAGTTTTAAACCATTCATCTTCAGCAACTAAAAATCTACCAGGGCCTCTATATAACATACCCATAATATCTACTGTTTTACCAAAGGCAGTATCTTTTAAATTATCTGGTAATAAATTTTCTGCTGTAATAGCTTTTCTTTTTCTTACATCAAGTTTAGTTACAGGATCTAATGGTTCTTCTGTTTTTAAAACTTTATAAAAGTTTCCTGTAGCCTCACCTAATGCTCTACGCATTCCATATAGTTTGGCATAACTCTCACCCATGTAAACTCTATCACCATCACCCTTACCTAAAATTTTTGGACCACCAGGCCATAATGGAATTCCATTAGGTAGTATTTTATTTACTTGCGTTCTAACACCACCAATAGCACCAGATACAGCTGTTTCCGGAACTTGATACATAGCAAAAGCCATATTAGAAAAAATGTTTATTTCATGAGTAACAGGAGAAGATAACAATGAATTGATCCATAACTCAGATAAAACATCTCCAGATTTTTGTAACCAGGTACTATCTTTTGCAAACTTAGAAGAAGAATACTGATCACTTATAATAGTAAAATTATTTGCGTGTTCTTTTATATTTTCTATTCCTGGTAATAATTCTTGTAATTTTTCTAATGATACAACATTTTCTGGATTGTCAATTCCTTGTGCGCCAAAATATCTTTTAATATGACCAAGTATCATAAGAGATCTACCTACTTCAGCATTGTTGCCAGATACTGATGAAAGTATAGCAGAATGAAATCCTACAGCTTGTGCATACTTAATTTGTGTTTGTTCAACAGTTAGTTTACCATCTCTTTTACCAGCTCTAACTAGATTAGCTAATCGTTTTGCCTCAAATAAACTTTGTATTGTAATGATGTTTGCTTTTAAAACTTCAGCAGCAGATTGGAATTGAGTACCTTTTTCTCTCTTCATAATTTTGACTACCATGTCATCGTAGCCAATCTTAGCTGCATCATTTAATAATTCTTGTACAGTAACTGATCCTCTTCTTGCCTCTTCAATATACTTAGAAAATACTTTTGATACTTCATTTTGATATTGGGCAATATCATCTACATCTACTATTTGATCTAAGTTAGGTCTAATAATAGGATAATCTTTTGGTGTACCAGAAGATGCACCGGTACCCATAATGTCATCCATTAATTTTATTTCTTCGTCAGTAGCATCTCTAATAAAAACTTTACCTCTAACATCAGTTACAAGATCTTCAGTTTGAAATTTGTACATTGGTTGAGCATCTGATGCTGTTTCCTTTATACCTTTAAAAACATTATAGAACCCTTGCCCCATAGCTAATTGTACAGGCTCTTCTTCTTCTACAATTTCTGTTTGAGTAATATCTGGTACAGCAAGATTTTCTTCTTGCTCAATAACAGGATTATCATCCTGTGAAATATTTTGTGCTACACTTTCAGTAGTAGGGGATATTAATGTATTAATCTCTTCTTCGAGATTAGGCTTTTCCTGTAGTAGATCCTTGGGTATTGACATTATTGACCTTCCCCTGGTTGCGTTGAGCTAGTATTACTTTCCTTGCTCTGTGGAATGCCTCCATCTTCGACATTGGTTTCTCCGAAGATTTTTCTGGTTGCGTCTGCGTAACTTTTTGGTTCACTATAAACTCCTAATTTTGTATATAATCCTTGCTCAAAGTACCATAGAACAGCTTGTGTGTCACGTCTATTTAATCCAACTTGTGCTGCAATTTGATCAATATAATTATTCATTATTTCTCTTTCTTTTAAATTTCTAGGTTGTCCGGCAACTGATTTCTCACCTTCTTTAGTAACAATAAACATATTACCGGCTTTTCTGTTAAAGCCTCTAGTAAACCAAATATCTGGTACATTGTTATCACTTGTTCCCATAAGGTTAGCCATAAATGGGCCAACTTTAGGACCGAACATATCAGCACCATAAATTTGTTTATTCATTGCACCGGCTATAGGTTTGAAACCTAAATCTTTTCTTAATGCGTTTACTTGTTTAACTGTAGTTTCAGTTGATAAGAAACTTAAAAATTCTTCTAAACCAAACTTATCTATGTATGCTTGAGTAAATAATAATTGAGTTTTGATTGCTGGTCGTCTTGTCCACCCAGCTTTTGTTTCTGGGTTCATATTTGGTAACTTGCCTGTATCTGCGTAAATGTTTGCAAGTTTTACAGCAACTGTCCAATCAGCACCTACCGGTGTACCTGGAGAGGCAATAGCTGTTAAAAATGGTATTAAATCTTTTATGTTAGCATTGTTTGCAATTTTAGGATTAGCATTTGATGCAATCTCCATAGCCTCTGCAACATCTTTATCGTACCATCCAACTCCTGTTATATCTTGTTTAAGTTGGTAATTAATTTCTTTGACACCAATATCTACCATTGTAGCAAAATCTTGTTCATTAGTAATGTCAAGTTTAGGTTGGTTTTCAAAATAGTTTATAATGTCATCTACTTTAACTTTATTGTTTTTTCCTGTGCCTGTAATTATAGGTTCTTGAGAATTCATTATTTGTATTGAAGTAAGATTATCTGTATTAGCAGCTGCACCTAATGATGTCGGTACAGCATCCTCATCAATCAATGCCTCTTCTTGATTAAACTCATCAGCTAAACCTTCTAACTTTTCTTTGTTTGTGCCTTCTGATATTTCTATTGGTTGAAAGAATTCATCTTCTGCCTCAGTATCAATAACTACAAACTCTCCTGTTTTTTGTTCGTTTTCATCTAGCTTTTCTACAACTTGATACCTATTAATTTTTATTGCCTCTTGTTTTAATTCTGGATTATTTTTTAATGCTCTCATTATTTTACCAATATGAAAGATAGGTTCTATTGCTATACCAGCTGGAGCATCACCAATAATAGCTTTTAGTTTTGTCATTAAAACACCATCTTCTTCTGTAGATCCCACCCAATTAATTACTTCTCTGTAAATTGTATCTGCATTCTCATCATTAATACCGGACATATCTCTAATTAATGTTGCTAAATTTGGATCTCCTTTTCTTGGAGCTGTAGCAGCAATAATTGGTTCTGCTAAAATAACTCTTCCAAGACCTTTAATAAATAAACCAGCAATTCCATAACCACCTATTACAGCTGGAGTATATTGACCAAAACCTCTAGCAATATTACCAGACATTCCTAATTCGCTTTCTGGAAATATACCTTCTAATTTAGCCTGGAGTTGATTGTCATTAATCCAAGTGTCTAACCAATCAATAGATCCTCCAGTTGCATCATTTAATGGAGATAAAAATAAACTTGTTGTACCTTCTACAAAATCTCCTAAACCTCTAACAACACCTTTCCCAATATTAGGAGCATTATCAATCATAGCTTTAGTCATTGCTGCACTACCTTCTGCTCGTAGCTGCATACTTTGAGAATAACTTTCTCCAATAATATCTAAGAATGATCTGTCTTTAGTTGTACCCATACCATCACCATTAAATCTAAGTACAATTTCACCAGAATTATTAGATCTAGCAGTATACTCATCTTCAAAATATTTATTTAGATCCATTTATCTGTCCTTTTATGTCAATAATTTCATTTATTAATATTTCGATAGCTGTGTAATCAGTTAATGATGGTAACTGTATTTTTTTGTTTTTTAATTTAGGATACTGTTCTTGTGCTTTTATAAAATTGTACCATTGTCTTAAATCAGATATTCCTAAATCTGGAGAAAAAGTTGGTAGAGTTACTTGTTTATCATTTATTGTAACAGTACGTTCTTCTAAATACTCTGAATACTTTTCCATACTTGATAAGGCTGATTGTAAATCTTGATTTAATTTACTACTCTTAGTGTCATCAATTAATTTATTAACTTCTGATAATGCATTAAAATCTTTGTTTTCTAATTTACTTGAAATTAATTGTGCTACAACATCATTGTATAATTGAAGATCTAATCTATCATTGTATGCGTTACTTGCTGCTACCATTTCTGGTTCTCTACTTTTTAATAATTTAGCAGCTGCAATTCTAATTGCATCTTGTACATCTGCATCTTGTGATGTTGCCCATTTTTCAGATAGTGTTACAGCATCTGTCATACTTAATAGATCTGGAATTCCATCACTATTAAAGTCAATTTGTTCTGCTCCATTGACATATTTAAAAATTTTATCTGCACTTATTCTTCTGTAAAATATTTCTTTTTCTAAAAATGGAACTAAACCTGGAGTAGTTTGACCTATTTTAGTTTTATCGAAACCTAACATTTCACTATAACTTAAAAATTTACTAGCATCTAAAGTTTCTATAATTGATAAAAAATTACCAGCCTCTGCTAATTTACCTTTTTTTAATGCTTTTATTAATCCAACTTCAGATCTTAATAATGCCTCTTCAGTTGTTGCTTTTACAATATCTTCTTCTATTGTTTTAATATTATTAAGTTGTGTAATCTTAGCAGTTATGTCACCTAATATTTTACTTCTTTCTGTTTCACTTGAGTTATCCCATATTTCTTTTGCAATTAATAATTCGTTATTAGTTTCAACATCCATATCATTTGTTACATCTTTTGATGCACCAAAGAACGTTCCATTTTCTACTTCATGATAAAATAGTAATTCTTTACCATTAAAATCCTCCATATTAGTCATACCCAATATAAAATCTGATTTAGCTGCAAGTACAGCAGTATCGTATTTTTCTAAATACGTTTTTATTTTGTCTGCTTTAAAATTTTTTTCTGTTAAGAAATTTTCTAAGTTTATTCTTCCTATGTTAAATTTCATATCAATAGAAAGATCTTGTTCATCACCAGTTTGATCTGTGTAAGTGTTTGGTCCTCTAATTAATTTTGCTACTTCATCTATAGATTGTGTAATAAAACCTACAGAGTTTGCTTGATCTCTAATATTCCATTCTTTAATCATTCTATCAGAGTAAGAAAGATAGTAGGTGTTTGCTTTAGTAGATAGTTGAGCATTAAGTTTTATAGCAGCATCTGGTGATACATCCATTAATGCCTCTGTTGATCCTTCTATAATGTCATTTAGTTGACTTAAATAGTCTTCTGGAGATGTATTGTTTTTAGTTGCCTCTACTTCTGCTTTTGCAAACTGTTGTGAAGAAGTAATTAAAACTTGATTAGATAAAATACTTAAAGCTGTATTACGAGCTGACTTACCATATGTAGTTGATTTATTACCTGGTAATAAACTTTCTCTATCTTCTGCATTAGCATTTAAAAATTCTGATACACTAGGAGCATTCTCAGCACCATAGACCATACCTTCTTGAGCTTTATCTTCACCATATTGTTCTAATGCAAATTGTTGGATACTATCAAGTTTTTTATTAATATTATCAAACATTGATGCTTTAGCCTGGACATCAGCAAGAGAAAGTTGAAGATCACCAGCAGTAAAACCTCTAACACCAATCGGTCTATATTTAATTCTTTCTTTGGCCATTATGTTTTAAAGCCTCCTTGCATTCCTACATTACCAGCTGTTAATGCTACATCAGATATAGCAGTAATAAATGCACCTTTTTTAGATGTCTTAGCTGCATTGTTTAACATTGCTGCCTCTGCAATACTGAAACTTTCTACAATGTCTTGAGTAAGTTGTGATGTTCTAAATTCTTCACCAGCAACTTTACGAGATACAAAATTTAAATTTTGATTAGATCCTGTAAATGGGTTCATACCACCAGCTGCATTACGAGCTACGTTAGTACCTATAATAGCATTTAATTCTCTTAATACTTTTACACCTTCCTCTTTAGCCTCAACTTTTTTTGTTCGGCCTTGTAATAATGCTATATCTGCTTTACCTTCGTAGTATGCTGCCATAGCATAACCAGAATAAATTGTGCCATATGCTTTTACCATACTTGCACCAACAGCTAATATTGCCCAAGGGTTTACCATTATTGTCCTACACTCACTTTATACTCTATCCCTAATAATGTGAAGAATAGGGGAGCTGATTGACTAAATGTTAGTTGTCCTTCACGATCATAACCTAACATTGGTTTTCTTCTTTTCTTTCCTGTAAAAAATTGTGCAGCAGTAAACGCAAAATCTTTTGCATCTAATGTTAAATTTTGTGAAAGATAGACTAATGCTGTTGCGTCAACTATTCTTTTCTTTTGACCTATAATATTTCCACTTGGTAATTTTAATTCTACCGGCATTGTTTTTATTGTAGGTGTGTAATCTAAACCTATTTCTACATAAGTAGTAGGAACAGCATCCAGGGTAATTCCACCACTAGAAATAGTTTTGTCGCTTTGCATTCCATCATCAACAATTACTTTTACAGTTTTTCCTTCAAGATGACTTAATCCTGTGACAGAAGTTGAACTAGGTTTACTTGATCCAGATAATAAAGTTGCACTATCTGTTGTGTTGTCATCATTTAATGCCTCAACATAATATTTTGTAGCTGAGTTTACTGTTCTTTTAACAACAGTATAAATTGTGTCTACGTCTACTCCAACATTTATAAACTCTCCATCAGTAGTTGACAAAGAAGGAGCTATAACATTTTGCCCTCTAAGAATAGAGTAGGTTGCCAAGGTACCATCAGTATTACATAACAATAATAAATCGCCATCATCAGTAGAAGTTGCTTTTCGTAAAGCCATATCAACAGGATCAACAAGTAAGTGAGATGATAACAAAGAAATATTATTTGATATGTAAGATAATTCTACATCACTAAATAAAAATTCTCTTAATGATTTACCAGATCTTTGGATAAACATTGTACCACTTTCAGCCCCCACAGGCTTAATACCTTCTTTTGATCCTCTTTTTGTAGCTCCTTGTATAACAACATTATTGGGTGTGATTGGATCTAAACTTGTTTGTGGTAGAAAAAATTCTCCACCTTTAGTAAAGAGTTGTAAATCTCTTCCAGAAAACATTCCTGTAATTGCATTAACTTGTCCGGTGTTTAATGTTACTTCAATAGCATCATCATCTAAACTTTCACCTGGATTAAAATCAAAAAATCTTGCTACTCTAGATGCAAATACTGTATTTGGTAAAGATTTAGAACCACCAAAATATAATCTACCTTCATGAAAAGTAACTGTTCTAGGATATCCATAAGTTGCTGACCATACATCTACATAATCAGTTTCTAATAACCAAGATCCACTAGCAATAGCAGCTGTATTAAAAAAAGGTATTTCAACAATAGCCTCTACAACTGTAGAACTTTCAAATCTTGTTATTCTAGCTCTACCAATTCCATCTGCTGCCTCAACATAATCATGAACATTACCAGATGCAAAAACTCCAGAGGATGCAGTTAAAGTTATGTTACCATCTACAGCACTAGGTGTTAGTGTAGCTGAAGGATTTGATGTCGATAAACTAAATGGATACTTTGGTATAAACTCAAAACTAATATCAGCAATGGTCCAGGAAGTATGACTACCACCTCTAGTAATTTTTTTAGGAGCCATATCTTCTTGCACAACAATTAAGGTGTCAGCAGATTGTGCAAAATCCATTGTCTTAATCATTGTAGAAGTAATAGTTGTTACTAGGTAATCGTTACCAGAACTATTAATATTAGTTTGTAAAACTTTGTCTTTGTAAATGTACATTCTGTTATGTACAAATAACAGCATATAACTTTGTGTAGTTGAAAATTCAAAAGGTACTAATCGACATCCATCTTGAGGATTAGCAGCAGAAGGGATCTCAGATAAAAATTGTAATCCAGGTCTACGAGTTGCACCACCTTGTGGCTGTATCAAAACATTACGAGCCTGTTCTAATGCATTGTAATATTGATTAATATCTATTCTTGATTTTAACAAAGGATCTATTTCCCCTGTTGTAAAATTTGATTGTAAAGTTACAGCTCTTGTCATTACCTAACATCAGTTAATGGAAACTCATGTATTGCGTAAGAAGTTTTACCTCTACCATCAGCATTAGTAGCTTGTCTAAAATATCCTCCTCTGCCACTTTCTGATGGAGTACCAACAGCAATGTTTTTCCAATAATCTGCCTTTGTTGTTTGATCTGTTACTGGTTCTGCTAAATGCCATGCCATCATATAAACAAGTAACTGTACAAAGTATGAAGGCATTAATCCTTCTGTAATAGCACTTGTTATGTAATCAATATAAATGGTTGTTTCATTTGTAAAGATTGCTGGACCAGAAGAAGTATATTGTAATTCATAACTTGTAATAGGCATAGATCCTGTTGCGTCTGTGTTGTAAACCTGGAAAGGCTGACCAGCTACAGCAGTAGAAGGTAAATCAAATCTGTTATCCCATTCTCCTATTGGAGCTGTACCAGATTTTGTTAATTGTAATTTTGTTAATGCAAAACTCCAAGGATACATTGATAGAGTTTGTCTTTTGATTGTTTCGTAAATATTATTACATATAGCAGCAGCATCGTTAGATGTATCAGAAAAAGAGCTTATAGTATCTGAACCTAGCAAGTTTAATGCCTGGTTGCAGATTGTTATATTTGTATCACCACTTGCCATATAAATTCCTAATTAGGAAGAGGCCCACTTAGGGGCCTCCTCACATTTATTTATTAGTCTGCGTCAGCAACTGATAGAGCTGTTCCATCAGATACGTCAACGACACCACTCGCATTTGATAACACAGTTACCAAAGTTGAAGTAGGTACTGAACTATCCCAGACATGAATAAGATCACCAACTTTTAATACATCGGATGCATCGTTAAAGTATCCTTCTGTATTAATGTCTGCAATCGCATCAGCTCCAGGTGCTGTGTAGCTCCACATTTGAGGAGCAGTACCAGCTTTAGATTGTCCACCTATCGGTTGTAGGTTTGTTTTGTCATAAGCCATAATTTAATCCTCCTCTATTAGCTTTCATCAGCAGTTATTTTTACAATACCTTCGTCATCGATAGCTACAGCGCCAGCACTAAACATTGAGTTAACTAGGAACGAAGTTTTCTCCGGAACATAGTTGATCTCTGTTTTTTGAGCCATATTTGTAGCCATACCACATGCACTTCTATGGAAAGCAAAAATACTTCTGTCGTTTGAACTTAATGGTAAACCACCTTCATCTCTATCGCCTAATACATAAAAATTAAATCCTAGAAATGTGTTGATCTCACCACTTACTAATGCCTTAATAGACGCAAAGTCACTTGAGATTGCTCTCTCGTCACCTAATAGACCAGCTAAGTTATTAGCATGAACTACGATATGTCTATCATCAAACGGAACGTTTTTCGCATCAAGAGCTTTTTTTGCTGCTATTAGCTTACCAACGTTTAGATTTGATGCAGCTGCACTTCCACTTGTAACAACAGTTTTAGCAACTGTCGAAGGTGAAGATGCACTATTTAAAGCATCGATAATTAATTGGTCCATTCTTCTACCGATAGCTTTCGATACTACTTGAACCAACTCTGATCTTTCATCAAAGTTTACTTTTGCTTGATGGAAGATGTCAGAATACTCAGCTGCATTGTAATCACTCATACTTGCAGTTACCTGTGAATAGGTAACATTAAGAGGTGTTACGTCAGTTTGTGGTATTCTGGCTGTTGCTGTACCTTTCCCTAATTTTGGGAACTTGTACGTTTGCCCTGTTACACCTTGTCTTAGCCTTACACATGAAAGCAATGAACTTTCACTTTGGTATGCTTGTTTTACCTCGGCATCGAAAAGTGTGACAAAAGCATTAGTTATTGATTGTGCCATATATCACTCCTTTTTTAAGTTTAACACATTGTTTTTTTCTTAACTCAGTTGTCTGGTAAAAAAGCCAGGCTGACAATTTGGTGTAGTTGCTCACCAGCCAGAAGGCCAAATAAAAATTTCGGTTATCTTCAATTTGGAATTTAATCTTTTTTTTATAAAATGTAAATACCCTTTAACAAATTATATTTGACCGGTTGATGTAGCAGTACCAGGGAAAGCTCTTTCGAACTGTTTCTCTACTTTAGCTCTAAATCCTGGATCTGTTTTGTACTTAGGATCAGCAACTAAAGCAAATAACTCTTCTCTTGAAGGCTGCCCATCTACATCAGTAGGAGCTGTAGGTATTGTTTGTTCACCATAATATTGCCTAATTTTGTTTATTGCATTGATACCATCAGCAGTAGCAGTAAATATTTTACCTTCTTCAAAATCAGTTTCTGACCAAATACCTTTAGCTACTAAACCTTGCATCCAGGTAACAGTACCTTTTACAATTTGATCTGCATTAGGTCCTAACTGTTGTTTTTCTGCTGCAACATCAATATTATCTTCTTGTTCTTGTGCTACTGATAATTCTTTAAATTTATCTACTAGCTCGTTAAATGCACCTTGTGTTGGTTTGTATTTGTTAGACCAATCTAAAAAGAATTGTGATAACTCATCATTCTCTACATCTACATCCTCTAATACTTCTAAATCATATTCTTTAGGAGCTTTGTGTTTACCCATAGAAAATTGTTTTTGTAATTCACTAAAAGATTTATTTAGATCTTCTGTTTTTATTTCACCATTTTCTTTATCCCAAAATTTATCTTCTAACCATTCTGGTTTTTCTGCTGCATCAGTTTTTGTTTCTTTTGCCTCACTAACATTTTCTTGTTGTTCATCTACTTTATGAGGTACAACATTATCTTCTGGATTTTCTACCTCTTGTTCCATAGCTGGTGCATCAGCAGTTAAACCATTTTCATTTATTTCTTCACTCATTTTTTGCCCTTTCCATTCGCATTAGTATATCTCGAATAACAGAATTCTGTCCTTCTCTTGCATAACCAAAAGATGGTTCTGATCCTGGTACCCATGTTGGTTGATTTAATGTTTTAGATTTTAGATGCTCCAAAACTTTTTTTCCTTCTTCGGTATCAAAGGTTCTAGCATAAGCTTTATCTAATTGAATTTGATCATCTTTAGATTGGATGCCAAGTGTTTCTATTCCTTCCCATCCTGGGGCATTAATATCTGCCACTATGCTCTAGCCTCTTCTTCCAAAGCCATAGCTGGTTCTTCTGGAGGAGGAGCTTGAGATGCTGCTTGTCCAGGTGATTGTTGTGGCCCCATCATTTGTGATTGAGCTAAAGCTATAGCCTCTTGTTGGATTTGTTGCTTTTCTTCTTCAGTATTTCTTAACTTAGCAGCAATACCAAGTTTATCTCCTACGAAAGCAGCAATCGCATCCGGTTTAATTTCGGCCATCCCACCTGGGCCTAATGCGTTAGCAATTTGGAAAAATTGCATAACTTCGTTTACCTCATCCAAGTTTTGGGCCTTGGCAAGAGGTGATATTGGTACAACTTTAATCTCTAATCCATTTACTTTTAGAGGCAGTTGTATCAAACCTTTTTCATCCATTATTTGTAAAGTACGTCTAATAATAGGAACCATTGTTTCTGTAATTAATCTTCCAAAAGCAGCTCCCATGTTTTGAGCTAACTCTTTCATTCTTTCTACAATCTCAGTTGCAGATCTTGCACTCATGTTGTCTGGTGGAAGAGTATCATCTAATAAAGTTTTTTTAATATTCATTCTTAGATCATTAATAACAATTTGAGATACATTAAAATCTCCAGATCTAGGAAGAGGGGCCAAGGATGCACCTTGAGGACCACCATTACGAGCTACAGGAATTATTGCACCTGGTTGTATTTTAATACTGTTAGGATTTATTACTCCATCATCAGCAGCTGTATAAACACCACTAATAGCTAATGATGCATTTTTTAATAATAATTCTAAAGTTTTATTTAATGTTTTAATATCTGGAATTGCTGTAACTAGAGGACCTCTACCCATAACTTCACCAGGTACTTTCATATATCTACTTACTACCCAAGGAGTTTGATCCATTCTTCTAAATACTAATTCCTCTTTAGTTTTTTCATGTATGATATGATAACAATAATCTTTTCTTTGTGGATCTATTAACACAGCCTCTAATAATTCTATTTTTTCTTGTGGCTTATCCTGGATTAATCTTTCTAAGTCTGATGAAATTTTAGCATCTGGAAATTGTCTTTTGATTGTATCAGCTGGTATCTTTAATTTTCTATAAACATTATCAACTGTACCATTAGGTCCTTCTTCAATAGCAATTAAGTATTGAGGAACAGGAGTATAACTTATTGGATTAAGATCATCTCCAGGCTGTATTAACATAGCAGCTGTACCTACCGAAAGATCAAGAAGAAATTCACCGATTGCTAAATCAAAATTACTCTGACGGAGAACAGAGAATAATTTATCTAAATATAAATCGAGAGCTTGTTGAACTTCTCCTCGTCTTTCTTCCGGTATATCATTCCCAGGTTCTAGACGACACCACTTTTTGTAAGGAGGAAAAAGACCGGATTGTATTCTATTAGCGAACCTTTGAACAGAATGAATTGCTGTACTATCGAAAACTCTAGACATTTTATTTTGTCCAGGAACGTTTCCTTCGTAATATCCATCATAGAGATTTCTTTGTGGTAATGCGTATTGATAGCATTCCTCATAGATTGTTCTCCAATTATCTTTAGCTGCGAATGCTTGTTTAGATCTTTTTGAAACTTCTTGTGGTTGTAATTGCATTATGCACTTGCCTTATTGTTTGCAGCAAAACTAGCAGCTGCCTCTTTTGATCCAAATCCCCATTTTTTGAGTGCCAGTTTCAGCCTCGTTGGCTTTCCATCTTTCATTAAAGGTCCTTTAACTTTTGAGAACCTCGCTGCAAAAGAAATTCTTCGAGGATTTTTTCCAGAAGAAACTGGAGCCTTTACTCCAAATTTTTTTCTACCGGCATCATTAAGACCACCTTCTGGATTTTGAAATTTTTTTGCTACCATTAAAAAAACGTAGCTCCTAAAGCAAAAGATATAATAGCTATGATAATAGAAGTTTTGTGTAACATAGCTCTTCTCTTCCACTCTCTAGGAGTATGTCCAAATATAATCATGTTATGCCTTTTTGTTTTTTTTCGCAGCAGCTATAATATCGCCTCTAGTAATTTTTTTCTTATCACCATACTGTGCTGCAAGATTTTTATTTTTATTACTAGAAGATTTTTTTTTCATTTTCATTTTATACATTATGCAACTAATCCTTTCTTACGTTTTCTTTTTGGAAATCCAGCTTTCATATTTGCATAAGCCTCATCGCTTATTGTTGATTTAGCTTTAGTATTACTCGTGCCGGATTTTTTTTTCTGGTTAATATTATAGTACAAACCCTTTTTTGCTTTTTTACCAGATTTTGTTGTATGATACTCAGCCACTATTCATCCTCCTTCTTTCTTTCTTTTTGACACTCACAAGTTTCTTTACACTCACAAGATTTTTTTAAATCTATAAATCTAGGATTTCTTTTGTACTCTGGTATTCCTCTATCCATTTATGCCCCTAGTTTAGTCTTTCCTGTACCAGTTGGATTTCTAACTCCTGTGCCTAATGCCTCTGCTGTTACTGGTTCTATAAATCCAGCTAAATTAGATCTTCTTCTTCTGTTTCTTCTAATTCTTCTTCCAACTAATTTTTTACCTTTAGGTAATGTTTCTTTAACAACTTCTTCTCTTCTATCTTGTATTTTAGATGTTGCCGATACAGCTGGTGCTGCACTTGAACTTCCACCCAATGCTTTTGTGATAGTTTTTTTAATTACTTTTATTGGTGATCCTCCCATTATGTGTACCTACTTCCTGTGTCCATTGGATTACGATTAATACTGTCTGAAGGTGACATATTGTTTGTTACTCCTAAAGCTGGAACATTATTTTCATCAGAAAATAGTAATCTACCACCTTTACGTCTAGCTCTAGCTCTTGACGCAAGTTTTCTTCTTTCATTTTTTTCTCCAGCCTCTGCTCTTTTTTCTCTTTCTTCAATAGCTTTATTAGCTGTATCGATAGCAGCTGGTGGCTCATATTTTGGCATTTTCAATAATGATCCCATAGTTTTAAAAGTACCTCGCAAACATTTTATAATCGGAACCATCAACACCATAGTGTTTTAGAATTCCTTCTTGCTCAAAATATATGCTTTTTATCCATTTGAGAGCAGAAACATTTAAAGAACTTACAGTTACTTGTAATCTTTTTAATTTTAAATCATTAGCAACTAACTTCATGAACTGTAATGCACCTTTATGAAATTTAATTTTATGTTCTGAAATTTTATTTTTATCAGGGATCAACCATAATTCTGCAACTCCAGGCCAATAAGGAACTACTCCAAAACAAAGCATAGGCTTACCATCATCAATAACACAGTATCCATAACCTTGTTCAGCAGCTGCATCCATGTAGTCTGTGTAATTAGGCTGTGATAAATTTAGTTTATCAAACTCATTTAGATCCATAATATTAAACAAGTAGGACCTAAATGGTATTACACTAATCTTGGTTCCCTGGACTTTGAATATCTTTTCTAATGTTTGTAGTTTCATCTATTTCTTCTGCTGTAACTCTTGTTCCTTTTTGATGTAGAATTAAATTTTTCCAATTATCATTTTCTACTTCTATTATTTTTTCTTGTAGCAATTCTACTTCTCCAAACTTCCACACTTTGATTAAATATTTTTTTTTCATTAAAAAATATCAAAGTCTGCGTTTGCTACAGCTGCTGTAAAGTTTCTGTTGCCACCCCTGGTTAATCTTTTATGCTCACCACCACCCAATAATAAATACATAAATGCATCACCGACATGCGAATGCTCATTCTTATTTGGCTGATCTTTATATCTTTCACCTCCAGATATTTGTACTCTCTTGAAATGATAACCACCACTCAAGGCTTTTCTTAATCTCTTACATCTTTTATCAACTAATAATCCAGGCTTACCCTGTATCAATCTATTCATAGGAGCTGCACCAGCCTCTCTACGAACTCTAAAATCATTCGTAGCAGTTGGTCTAGCAACTAATCCAATGGTTCGTAAATGATCAAATGCTGTAACTTCAAAGATCTCATCTCTCTTTTGTCCAGCTGGATCACCCCATACTAATACATCAAACTTAGGGAACCTTGTTTCTAATTCACCTTTTAACATATAACCAAATCTCTCTAGGCCCATATCAAATGTTACTAGCTCATGAAGTATTACCCATTGACCATTAGGAAGTTTCTGTCCGAATATAGCTGCTGGAGTTAAACCAAAGTCAACACCTACCTGGATAGGGTATGAAATATCTGGTTCAATATACTCCTCTGTCATTAGTGTATCATCATACTCACCCATAACAGGCTTACCTTCTTGAACGTAAGTATATTTGCCCTGGGCATAACATCTAATCCAATCTAAATTTTTACCAAGTAATGTTTGTTCGTAATATCCATTAGTTAAGTTTTTTTGATTTTCTGCATTTGGATTTTGTAACCACCATTTACCAGCACTAAATACAAAACCATTAGCCTCTGGATTTTCTGGTAATTCTTTTACGATAGCCTCTTCAACAGCTCCTGGTTGTTTAAAAAACTTCCAGGCATATTTACCTTTCATCTTTTCTTTTTCTGCTAAGTTAAACCACCAATGATCATCATCCATTGGGTTCGTATCCATAATAATAAATCTATTAGTAGATCCACCATCAGCTTTAGTAGGGTATCTTCCTACTCGGTGTGTAAGACCATCAATTACTTGTTTAGGCAACTCTCTAGCCTCATTCACCCAAGCTCCTGTCAATTCCATTGATAATAATTTTCTTACGTCTTTAGGCTGATCTAATGCTAAGAATATAACTTCACAATCAATGCCTGGCGCATTATCTCTAGCTGGTAATTTTATATGATGCGTTAATGGTGGTGACCATCTAAATGCACCCCAAATGTTCTCTGGAAATAATTCTTGCCATGTTTTAATAGTAGTTGTCCTCAACTCTGGATAAGAATTACGAACTACAACAAACCTAGAATACTTAATTCCATCACGAGGACTTTGTACTTGAGAAACAGCTTTGATCATAATCTCTGCTGCACACGCATACGATTTGCCGGAACCTACTGGCCCCATCAATCCTCGTACAAAACTTTTATCTTGTAAAAATTTCCAAACAGTAGGTGATGTACTAAAGTCTAGATTTAAATTTGCTATTGCATTACTCATTTGTGATCCTTCCTACCATCATATGTATTCTAGTATTTTCTTCTTTCTTTTTTTTAAAAACTATATCTCTGTAATCTTTCAAAGAACGACCACACAGCCTAGCACACTCACGATCACTTAGTTGTTTCTTTAACATCGCTACTTGGATCTTCTCTACTTCCTTGTGCGTTATTAATCTCATCATCTTCTGCCTCTATTATTTTAGGTTCTTCTGGACCACTCATGTTAATCTGTACGACACTCGGTCTATCTGCATCCTGTTCTTGCTCTAATAATCCAGATGCTTTAGCCAGGACACGCAGCACTCCAACCTTATCATGTAGCTCTACTTCTAACTGTGGCCCCATCTTTGTCGGTGTTACTTTAATTTTTTTTATAGCCTTGATTGCTGACTTAGAAATATTTTTAGGATCTTTAATACTAACATTACCATCAGCATCCCAATCCATTATCTCATCAATATTCGCAGTAGCTATATCAATTAATTCTTGAGCAACATTATCTTTATTATGCTCAATGACTTCGGACTTCCTAATCCTCCTCTGAACCACTCGGACACCACCGAACCGATCCAGGGGAGGTTTTATAATCCTTTTTTTAGAAGGGGATGTCGTCATCCAATTTCTCCATATCAGCCTCTGCTGCAAGATTAGTAGGAGCATCTTCCGGATCTAACTTACCTTCTTCTTTATTCTCAAATTGTCTAAAGAATAATATCGGATCACCTTTACCATAATCTTTATTAGGATCTTTTTTGTAGATCTTAATATCAACAGTACCAGGTACAGAAGTGTACTCTCTTGTTTCTTTATTGTAATCAGCTCCAGGCCAGGTTTCTATAATCACTTCTGTATCTTCTGGGATAGTTGTTTCTTTATAGAATTTAAAACCTCTGTTGCTGTAGATTGGTTTTGCCATTTTATTACCTCACTTTTTATTTCATGTTTTTTCTGCAATAAAATTGTGTGACACCCCCCATATATATACTAGACGTAGGGGGGCCGAAGGTGTCAAATTTTGCCACAATCCTAGTCGTATATTTTAGGGCCTGTATCACTTTATTATTTTTGCATTGTTATAAATCATATAGGAACGTTTACGTTTTGTAAACTATAAGGTTACCTGGGCATCTTCATTTTATTACTGAGCCTCTTGACCATATCCTGTACTGATAGCTGCTTGTTATAAGCCTTATCCTTCCTAAAGAATACATCCTTAAAGAAATACATAGTACCTGGACAATCTCTTCTGTTCTCTTTTCTCCATTGTATGGTTCTTCTCATTGCAATCATAGCTGCATCAAACGATAAACCTTTACCTACCCAATCTTTTACTAAATCTTCTTGCTTGGTATCGTAGATTTTATGCTGTCCGAATATTTCTTCACACAATTTTACATATCCATTACATATAGCTCTACTAGTATTAAGAATATATATATTGTTAGTTGGAGTGTTATGTATGTAGTCTGAGTGCATATCTACATATGTACTGGAGTGAATATCTGTCTTTTTATCCTTATCTTTAGTATGTACTCTGGGTGCATAATTACTTTTATGCTTAGTATTAGTTAATGGGCCTTTCGGAACATCTACCTTCTCTTCGAATGATCTATCATCTACTGTAGCTATTGCCTTCGCATCCTCTTCCTTAATCTTAGGATCAAAGACCATGAAGTATTTGTTGCCTTTTAATCCAGGATGTTTCTTCGCATATCTTATGTATCCCCATTCAATTAACTTCTTAATGTGCCTGGATACAGTTGATTGTGTGATCTGTAGGTTATTGGCAATAGTAATCTGATTAGGCCAGCACACACCGGTTCTGGATGTGTAGTTACCTAGACAAGCCAGGATCATAAAGGTCCTCGGATAATTCTTAAATCGAGGATCTACTACAGCTCTTTGTGGTAGTACACAGAATGCTCCAGGTGTCTTGCCCTTACCATAATCAGCTTTGTTCTTTGGCATCGAGAAGTTGCTTTTTAATCTTGTTGAAGTCGTTCCATAATTCTAATCCATGATCCTTCTTCATGCTCCAATGTTTGGTGTTAGTTTGTTTTAACTTCTCATGATAGCATACAGTTGTGTGATCTCTCTGACCACATTGCCTGGCTATGTACGTTACACCATGCCTGGTTAATTCTAAACTTAGATTAATAAATAAAGATCTAGCTCGAACTAATTCCTTGTACCTTCTTGATCCTAGTATCTCTGATGGAGTGAAATCCATGTACCTACAAACAGCAGCCATAATATCATTAAGCCAGATCCTACCTTTGTACTTCTCTGGAGTGTATGCGATAGCTGCTTTCTTTAGTTTTAACTCTTCTTGTTTCTTCTCTATCTCTTGCTCTAATTGTTCTATTTCAATTACATCTAGATCATGTTTAGATAGTCGGTTTAGCTCTTTTGCTGGTCGTATAACATTATTAGGTATTGGGGTTACCATCTTTATCCTCTTTCTTTTTTAGTTTTACAATCTTAGCGCCAGGGTTCAGTAGCTCCTGTAAATCTTCCTCAGTTAAATCTTCTAGATTTATGTCTGTTAGATCTTTTTGTTTTTTCTTTTTTAATTTATTGATTTGATCTGTTAGCTCTTTGAGTAGCCTCTCTAAATACCAATGAGCTTTACCGGCATCATCCCTGGCTCCTTCAAGAGTTACTACCTTCTTACCCATACGCATTATGTATTTTAAGATCTGACCTTTGATGTATCCAATCTTCTCTGCTGTTGTCATTTGTGAGATGATCGCATCAAAAGTTTGTATTGGATTATCTTTGTAGTGGGGTGGATTTATTTTATCTGCCATATTATTCCTTCCATTCTATTGTTGTTGTGTGAGTTAACTCTTCGTTAAATTTAATGGGATTAAGATGTTGTTTGATTTTGTTCCAATCATCTATTGAAGGATAACTGAAACCTTTTTCATCGTATCTAAACCAATGCTCAACTGTAGTTAATTTTATGTTAGTTAATGCAGCTAAATCTTTTGGATTAGTTTGAGATCTTAAATAATCTACAAACTCTTTTTGATTAGGTAACTGATCTCTTTTTACCATCTCATCTTTTAAAAGTGATTGTATTTGCTCTGGATTGTTTTTTAATTGTTCCATTGCAATATCCATAGACAAAGTTTTTTGAACCGGATGATTAGATGATCTTTTTACCTTACCAGCTAATATCCTAGCAGCATACTTTTCAACATTTTGATTAGTATCCATTGCTGTTGGTGTTCTAAACATCTTCTTGGATTGCTTGAATGATGCATTGTCCAACTGCGTATGCGAGTTGGGGTACAACTGCGTTTCCGAGGGATTTAATTCTGTCCACCCTATTGGGAACCCCATTAGCCACTCTACCCACATTGGGTTCAGATGAGAACCAGGAGCTTTCTCTTGAAAAGCTACTTCTGTTTCCAAATATTTTTTGTGTCGTAGCTTGGCCATGTTCTTTGTTAACTTCATTGTCATACCTATTGCTGCTCTTGGAGTTGGCCACATTCTTACTGTGTCTGCTAGGTTCAGAGAATGACTGTTCTTGCCATCCTTCGTTAATCTTCTCCCGGTTGGAGTTAGTTTCATGTTGGGATGTTCTATCTCTTGTGTCGTTGGAGTTGGCCACATCTTGACTGGGTTCGAACTCGCTGCGTCTTTTATTGCTGTTATTAAATTGATTTGATGTTTCTTTTCTCTCAAATTTTTCTGACTTCGTGGACCTCTCTTTCCATCCCATGCATTTGGAGTTGGCCATAGCAATGATGAACACTCTGTACCTTCTGTGTGGGGCATTGATTGCACTAGCTGGTAATATAAAAGGTTGTACTTCGTAACCTTCGCTTTCCAAGTCAGAGATACAAGCTCCGAGTGCCATTTGTACGTTAATAAGGCCTGGCACATTTTCTCCAATAACGATTGATGGTTTTGCATCTTTAATAATTCTAAACATCTCTGGCCATAAGTGTCTTTCATCATTTTTGCCTTTTTGTTTTCCGGCAACAGAGAAGGGTTGGCAAGGAAATCCTCCCACAATAACATCGGATCTAATTTCTTTACCATCTATATCCCTCACATCTGGAATGATTGGAACATTGGGCCAATGCTTTTTTAAAACTTTTTGACAGAAGGGATCTAATTCTGAAAATAGCTCTGTCTTGAAATGTCCTGTCATTTCTAATCCAAGATCTATTCCACCAATTCCAGAAAATAATGATGTAACTGTTAGCATTCACTTTCTTGCTCCCATGATTTGTTTTTTGATTTTTTTTCGTTGTGGTAATCCCATCTCCAATACTTCGGTGATTAAAGTGACCATAGGAATACGTTCTTTCTTGGCCTGGACCTTCAATTTATCCTTTAAATTAGCTGAAATATTGAGGAAAATAGGGGTTAATTGTGTACTCATATTTTTTTTTCCTTTTTATTAAATTAACTGTTGTAATTTATATATCGTAAATATATATTTAGGAAATGAACAATATAAGAACAACAATGATAGGAGTTAGTACAATGAAGAAGTATGTGGGTTACACTAGAGTTAGTACAGATAAGCAAGGTAAAGAAGGTTATGGATCTGCTGATCAATTACAAACTATTAATGAGTTTGTTAAGAATGATGAGCTGTTACAAGTATTCCAGGAAGAAGAAAGTGGATCTAAAAATAATAGACCACAATTAACACAGGCCCTGGAACTATGTAAAAAAGAAAAAGCAACTTTGGTTATAGCTAGACTTGATAGACTATCTCGTAATCTTGCATTCACAGCATCATTAATGGAAAGTAACATTGAGTTTGTATGTTGTGATATGCCATCAGTAAATAAATTTACGATACAAGTTTTGGCTGC